CACGGAATCTATGAAAGTGTTAGCAGCTTCTAAATCTTTATGCATTAGTCTTAGATCTGACTCTATACTATTAAGTCGCTCCAAAACCCCAAAGCCGAACCAAGCACCCACAAGACAAGCGCCAATGATAGTGAGTAAGTTACGAACTGGCATCGAGACTGCGGTGTTTTCATCTACGTCTAACCTTTTCATACTTCTTCTAATTCTTTACCTTCGCAAAAAAATGCCCAGGTCTTTAAATTTTTTCCATCTCTTTCACCGTGCACTTCTGCAAGTTTATAAACTAATTCTGCTTTATTCCAGAATACATAATCTAAACATTCTGTTTTTTGAGTAAATGTTTTTTCAGAATATGTGCTGTAGGTTGGACCGTCTATATCAACATGCCATAGCATAGCAGAAATTAACCAGATCATATGTCACCTTCAGTTTTTAACATAACTTTGTCTGCTCCTGTTCTTGCAGCAACATCCATAGCTTTTTCTGTTAATCTTAATTTGCGATCATCATCTTTGTTTTCATCATCAATAATCATTTCAGCTTCTTTAAGAGCTAACTTATCTTCTTCAATTTTTAAATCATTCATCATTTTTTGTGCACGCAATGCTAAATCTTTTTCTTGTATTTCAATGTGAGGATCTTTCTGCTCACCTTCTAATATTTTCATTTTAGCTTCGTTTAACTGTAACACAGAATCAGATGCGTTAGCTGCAACTAGAGCTACTTGATTTTCTAACTCAGGTGGCAACTGTTGTTGTGACATTACCATTTGCTGCATACGAGGATCTGGAATCATCTGAGCCATTTCTTGTCTATACTTAAGAGCTAAGTGATCTTGTATATGTGACATTAATATTTGTTGTACTTGTGCATTAGATTTGTACATAGGATTTTGTAAGAAAGTTCCATGAGTGATAATGTGTGCATCATGATTTTGATCAGGCCTAGCTTGTAGTGCCCCTCCTTTTAATGCTACCATATTCTCTGTAACAGGATCTCCACTAAAAGGTTGTTGTGATTGTTTCATATATGACTCTGGATTTTCTACACCCATGGCTGCAAATAACTCTTGAGATATAAATTGCATATTATACATACTAGGATTTTGTTTTGCTAGTTCCATAATTGCATTTAACTTAGCAAGTCTATGTGCTTCAGTTGGCATATTAGGATCAGATACAGGTATTACATCAATACTTTTTAAATCAAAATCTACTTTTAAAACTTGTTGCGCACCACCTGCTACTTGATATGGATAAACTTCTGGAAGATATTCATGGTCTAATCGAGCCAATATTCTTAAATCTTTTGTTTGTGCTTCATGCATTCTTTTATGAACAGCTGCAAATAATTTACTAGACTGTTCTAATAATGCAAGTGTAGTACCAACTGGACCATAGTTGCTCCCTGATTCTGCAATATTGTCAGTTGCATCTGCAAATTGTTGAGCAGCATTTGTTACATACTGCATAAGATTATATAATGTAGACGAAGGTTCTTTAAATGGTAAAGGTTGTAAAGCTTTTGTTAAATCCCCTGCGGGTGCATTAACTTCTCTAAACTCACCAGGGGCAATCGGCTCATCTGGAGCTAAGACACGCAAACCGTGTGCTTTAAAGCCCCCTGGTAAATTAGCAAAAGTGCCAGCATCTACTAGCTGACGTAGTGAAGAAGTAGCCGTTTTTGTTAGGCCACCAATAAGATGTAAATAACCATAGCCATAAAAACCAAGACCAGGTATCATAGTGTAGTGTGTAAAATATTGTTTCTTTCTTTGTAAAGGATCTTGTTGATTCCAGTTTCTTCTAATAGAAAAAACTTTTTGATCTGTTGTCATGTAAACAACATATGGTAATTTAATGCCGTCTGAATTTTCAAAACCAGGTAGATCTATATCTACATGCATTTCTAAAATCTCTACTCTATCTAAATTTTGTGATGGTTTTCTTAAACCTACAACTTCATCTGCTGTTTGTTGTGCTTCACTTTCTTCAATATACTGATCACCTAAATAATCTATATCTGCAAATACTCCAGCAACTTGTAACTTTTTAATTTGATTAGTTGACATAGAATACTTGTGAGTAAATCTTTCAGCTGTTTCTAAATTAGATGCATAATAATCTACATAAAAATCTTGAGCTTTAACATACTGAGTCATTGGTCTATTTAATGTTACATCCCAATAAGTTTTTTTAAATGCAGACCCATATAAAGCTACATGAAATAATAAACGATCTAATTCAGGACCATACTCTGGCATCTGTATTTGAGTTTGCCAGTTCATAAAATTTCTAATACGATTTGCTTGTTGTAATTTTGCTTCTGTTTGTACTCCCATTATTCTAGTACGAACAGGACCTTCAGTTGGATTTAATTCTTTAAAAGCTTTTGCTTGAAACTTAACAACTGCTTGAGCTAATACAGGATGAGTTACACCGCAAGCTCCTGGAAAAGGTTCTGAACTTTCTTCATATTGTAAACCTAATAAATTAACACCATCTTCTGCAATACTATCATACTCTTCTCTGGATTCTTTATCGACTATATAACCTTCATATAGTTCTAAAGCTGTATCTACTATAGCTGAGTCTTCCATAAACTCTACTAAGTTAGCATCAAAATCTGTAGCTGGATCTTGATCTTCATCAAGCATTCCCATAACTTCAGCTTCCATTAAAGCTTGATTATCAGGTAGTGTAACTTCTATGTTACCTGATTCATCTACACTAATATTTTCATCGTCTGTTGCTATCTTTACTGGATCTTCAAAATCTCCTGGTAAAGATGGTGTCATTACTTTTTCAATAGCCATGTATTTTTCCTAAATCTCCTGCATTAATAATAAGCTCGGTGTTCTCTATTATAAACTCGTTTTTCGGCTTTGTCAAGCCACGTATCGTCACCATGTGTTAGGTAGCCGCCATTTCTAACCCATAGTAGAGCTTGTGTTAATGTATCCATGTAGTCATCATGAGCCGCTGTTGGAAAAGCTCTAGACTCTTCCATAACTTCCTTTGCCCAAACCTTATTAAAGGGGGCATGAATTCTGCCGTTATGAAATAAAGAGGTAATAGCATATGCTCTTGCTACTTTATCTCTGTCAGGTTGATACTCAAATATAGGTATGCCTGTCATTCTTAAGTCTTGAATTAAAGATTGACCTGAAGCTTTTTTCTCTATGATAACTGAATCAGGGTTATAGTCATTATATTTTTCAACAACCTTTTCTCGCAGTGTAGGGAAGTCCCATCTACCCCTTTCTGCCCCCAACAATATTAAATTAGGCATATCAAGCCCTGCTTTATAAATACCCCACGTAGTTACTGCTGAATAATCTGCAGTTGTTCTAGTAGAAAACGCTGTATCCCACGACTGTATAATATAATCACATTCAGGTGGGTCGTTATTACTCCAATCCTGCCACCATTCTGCTTTTATTACGTTACCTTCTTCTGCGGTTGGAGCTTGACCGTATAATGCATCAAATTTAAACCCAGGTGTGTTGTTTTTTGTACGAATTATCTCTTCAGTTGTCCAACAAAATCCCTCAACACGGTCAGATGCAGGCCAAAATGACTCACCAACTTTTAATTTTGGGTAATCTTCAGTCAAATAGCCCTGTTTTATTAGTTCTTTTCTGGCTTTATTTAGAATTTCTGCAGATTCTGTAGTATTTAAAGCAGGAATTCGTATAACAGACCATTTATCTGCCATAACTCCACTATCTTCTGCCTTCAATAAGTGCCCTGCTAAGTCATTTTCATGCCATCTAGTCATAACTAGTACAATTTTACCACCAGGCATGAGTCTTGTGCGCAAACCAGAAGCATACCAGTTGTTTAAATGTGTTCTTCTAGACTTTGAATAAGCATCTTGCTCAGATATTGGGTCATCTATGATAGCTAAGTGAGCACCAAAACCAGCGATACCTGATCCAGATCCCGCTGCAAGAAAAGATCCTGCTTGTTTCTTTTTATGTTCTAGTGCCCAACTGTTTGCCGAGCGATTATCTTTACGAATTAATACATTTGGAAATATAGATTGATAGGCAGGAGAGTATATTATATCTCTTATAGCTCTACCAAAACGAGTTGCAAGATCATCACTATGTGATACCGCAATTTCTTGCCAAAAAGGATTTCGACCTAAAGCCCATGCAGGAAAATATGTAGATGTAATTAAAGATTTCGAAGAACGTGGAGAAATAAAAACCATTAAACGATCTATTTCATTTTTTTCTAAACGCATTAACTCATCACACAAAACTCTGTGATGTGGGCCAACACTAAAACTAGGATTCATAAGCATAACAAATGCTAAAAAATCTTCACGGGCTTGTACGATTGCTAACCTTGTAGCTGCATCTCTAATTTCTTTATTCTGTGACATAAGCATTTAATCCCCATAATACCAATTGACGTGCAATATCTTTAGGTGGATTGGCAGGATCGTATGCTTTTATTTGTGGTAGTAAAATTCTTCCCTTCATCGTATCTCCTATACTTTGTAATCAGTTGTTCCTGAATAACCCACTCCCATTTTTTTCATATCTTTTGCAAACTTTTTATTAAGTTTTTTTAAAGCATTCTCATGTACTTTACTTGTCAACACTTTAGTTTCTACAGGCTTTGGTGTTCCCGCATCTACTTTTTTCTTTCTCCTAACACTTGGAATATCTATATTACCTTTGGATGCGCCAGTGTGCCCCCGCATGAGTCCTTCAATTTGCTTTAAATATTTTTCACTTTCTGTTGCCATCTTTTTCCTTTTTTGGTTTTCCTGTTTTAGGATCACACCCTACACTTTTCCAAAACTCATCTAGAGCGTTGGAAGATTCTTTAGGGGGTGGGGGTTTACGTTTAGCCAAATACGTTTAAGTTTTATAATCTTCTGTTCCAGAATAACCAGCACCAGATTTTTTAGATTCGATTATTTTCTTTTTTAAAAAATCAGGCAGTGTCTGTTGTTTTTCTGTCAAAAGTTTTTCGCCGTTTGGTTCTTTACCTTTTTGTACTTTACGAACTGCTGAATCGCTCATTGTTTATAATCTTCTGTCCCTGAATATCCTGCGCCACTTTTTCTTTCCTCTAAAAGATTACTTCTTTCTATAGCGTCTTTTAACCTATTCTCTAAAAGAAAATCTTTTCTTTTTTTATCTTTAGGCATCTTGTCTACTGGAAGAAAATCTTTTCTTTTTTCATCTGTAGGTACCTTTGGCATTCGTTCTTGGCCTACTGGAATAGAATCGCTTCTTTTCATATTTTTAGGTGATTTAACTACTGGAAAATCAAAAATGTCTTTTTGGTCTCTTGTATACTCTCCAGAAGTAATGTCACCTTTTGTTATCTTCCCCATATTATTCCTTTACTATTTTTAATTTAGGTGCGGCAATTTTTTGCAAGCGCTCAATATCTCTAGCGATATCTTCATCACTATTGCCTGTTGCAAATGCATTTTGTATCTCAGTAATATTTCTATCAGTCCACAACGCTTGATGTTTACCTAAAAGTTCTAAAGATCTTATAGCTGCGTTGTAGTCCCCCTCTTGTTCAGTTCTTTCAGCAATTCTAACAAGACGGCGAAGAATGTCATCCGCTTCGATTTTTGTTCGTTTAATTGATTCACCTTTTAATTCCGCTATTCTTTCAGAGATCCGAGCCTGACGAAGAAGTGTATAGGCATTCTTCTTCGCATGCTGGGTAGAATAACCCGCACGAATTGCAGCCTGTACAGCATTTAAGTCTTTAATAAATTCATTGCAAAAGACTTCTTGTCTTTCGGTCAACTCTTTCATTAGGATCTCCAATTATTTTTTTAGATTATAACATAAATGTAGGTTGCAATGCAACCCTGGTTAGTTTATAATTAGCTTGTATCATGCAAATGATACATCTCCTGTACAAGGGGAGGATCCCACAAGCGTACATAACACACACCACACTCTCTCTCATCACGCTTCCTCCCCTTTCTCTCCACACAAAGGGGGCACGCCCGACCTTTTAAAAAAAAGTTCAAAATTTGCTAAAATTTTTTTCACTGCATATAGTATAGTACAAGCTGTGCGTTTTTTTGGGTGGGGTACTTTTATTTTACCCCCACCCCCCAGACCCCTTGCCACTTTAGAATGATTCTAAACTAGAGCTTGGTCAGGGTTGCCAGACCTATGAGAACAAAAGGTGAACGAATTAAGGCAAGCAGGACGCTGGAATGCAAGGAATTGCCTGCCAAAATGGCAGACGATACCGTATTGACAGGTTTGAAAAAATCTGTATAATGGTGGGTGTTCAAGACCTAGTTGTGCCTTGTCAAAAACGG